ACCTCTGTCTCCTTTCCGTTCTTATCACTGAATGTCATCTTGTGATCGTGCATCCGTGTTAACTTAACGAACTTACCAATCCCAAAACTATTGCCCTCCTTTACTCGGTCGTTGCCCATTGGTTTAGGGTCCATCCCAGCTTCCAGCAGTTCCTCTATCTGCTCTTCGCTGGTGAAGTATGCGTTAACAACGTACTGCCCGTTATGCCTTGCAGCTTTCTTTGCAGCGTTATTTCCTTCTCCGCCCATGTCTCGGTTATCTTCAAACACCTTCGGGTACTCAAGAACCATGTTCATTGTGTGTTTAGCCATCTTACTCTTCCTCTGTTTAAGCTGCTGGTTTGCAGCACTGGGTAATATACTATAGGGATATATTTGAGAATTTTATTCACTATTTTTTACTTTTATTTTACATTAGTGAATATCAGCATAAGTCTTCCCAAATTGTACGTCTGTCCCTAGCGGTACGTTAAGGTTTATTGCATCATTTACGTTGTTTATGCTCATCTGCATGATGTTCTCTGTCTTATCTTCGTCCCCCTCCTTTGTTAATACGATAATCTCATCGTGGAACTGACCGATAGTCTCTAGTCCCATGCCACGACATTCCTTAACCCAACTGTCAAAGCAGTAGACCCCTGTACTTTGGTTTAGCGTACTGAAACGATCCTTGTCGCTGCGTAAGCTATGCCAAAAACCAGACACAGGGTTCTTAAGCCACATGCCGTTGAACAACTCACGGACACGCAACGTGCTTGCCACCTTCTCAATAGCCCAGTTACGAGACCAGAAGGCTTCTAGCAGGGTCTTGGCCTCAGACTTACTCATGCCTGTCTCACGGGCCAGCTTAGGCGCTCCTACACCGTATGTAGCACTGTAGTTAACCACCTTGTAATTCTTACGGAGGGCTTTGAGTGAACGCTCTCCAGAATTATGCTTGTCGATGTCACCTTGGGTGATAACACCAGCGTGTAGAGCCAAGTCTAAGTGAGGGTCAAAGCCTTCGTGGCTCATCTGCTCAACGTAGTCAGGGTCTAGTGGTTTCATGTAGTGCCGTTTGGTTGTATCCTCTAGTGATGTCATGTCAGCACCAGACAGAGTGTAACCGTCAGGACACGCCAGACACCCACGGATTACATCACCATATGGCTTGTCTACACCCGGTAGGTTAACCAGTGGTCGGTAGTGCTTGAACCGAAAGGTGTTCGTTAGGCCAGCAACACTAGCCTCTAGCCATCCATCCTTGTGGCACTCTAGGAAGCTCTTAAGAATACCAGCACGGTGAGTAAGGACAGTGAGACCGTCCAGAAGATCAACAGCTTGGTCAACCTCTGCAAGCTCTTTGACACTTCCGCATAGCTCCCCGTTCTTTCTGACTTGTTCGATTTGTCGTTCATCACCTGTCACCTTATCTCTTAGGAATTTATATGTCCGTGGTTTCCAACCTAACGAATAGAGCCAGTCCTTGACCTGATCGTTAGAGTTAGGGTTACCACGCTCTTCGCCTGTCTTAACGACAAACTGCATAGTTGTCTCTGGTTGTTTGTACTCCTTACATAGGTCTACCCACTTCTCACCATGAGAGGATAGGCTACCGTCTTTCTTGTGCATGACCTTTGGTCGTGAGGCCATACGAGTTAGTGTCTTGCGTGGCATAGCCTCAGCCAGTTGCTCAACCTTCTCTACTTTGAGTGCCATGATTTCATCGTAGGCTGCTTGAGCTTTATCCACATCCAATTTCCACCGCAGGGCTTCCTGTTCCCTAGCGCAGTCTAGCTTGAACGTCAGATAGTCGATCAGACGATCCTTCTCCGTTGGGTCTTGGTACAGCTTGTTGAGCTTAAGGTCTAAGTCACGCCATAGACGCACGTTGATCTTAACGTCCTCATCACACCTGTGAGCGTACTCTTCTGGCGTTAGGCTGTCCCAGTCCTTGATTACAGGCTTAGGCACTCCATAGTCCTCTCCGTAGCCCTCAAGCCCATGCTTCATACGGTCATGGTGTAGATACCAAGATAACGCTAGAGTGTCGATCAAACGAGCCTTTACCTCAATGCCTAGAACCTTTTCCACCGCTGGTATATCAAAGCGAACATGATTGTGACCTACAAGTGCCTTGCGTGTAGCAAAGAACTCACGCATTTCATCGTAGTCATGCGTGTGATGTACCGTCTTACCATCATCTGAATAAGACAAGACATGAATCTTGGTCAACTCATCTAATAGACCGTCTGTTTCAATGTCATATACTGTTGTCATTTATACTACCTCACCCCTTCTGTAAGCTGCCAATCGCATGTATTCTATGTAGAAATCCTCGGCATCATTTTCAAGTAAAGATTCATATGTATCCCCCATGTGACCAAGTTTAACATTACAGGAGTTACAGATAAACCCCCTAAAAACTTTGTAATCGTGGCAGTGATCTAAATAAACCTTAGCGTCTATTTTTCCACAGCACTCGCAGTAATCAGTCTTAAGGTTGGCAAAACCTGCCTTCAATCGGTTTTTTAAGTTCTCCCTTTCTGAGTAACAGGACTTGCAAACAGTACCTAAACCATCCTTGTTAGTTAAGTGCCGATAGAAATATCTTGTGTCTTTTTCACCCCTGCACTTACTACACCTCTTCTTCTCATTTACCATAAAGTTAAAGCTCTCTTGTGTCATTACGCTACCTCCGTTAATGTAAACGTATCAGTATTAAACCGCATCATCCCTGCGTTGCCTTCTTCGGAACATGGACGGTTCTTCTCAATAGATAGATACGTTGTGTTACGCTCCTGTAGGTCGTCAGATTCTTTGTCACGCTTAAGATCAATGATAACTGACGCACGTTGACCGATCATACGACAGTATTTCATCTGACCATCATCGTTAGTGTGGGCGATAGTTACGATACCCACGTTTAACTCAGCCGATAGCTTGGACAGTCGTACCGATAGATCAGCCAGCATTTGCTCTTTGCTCTCATCTGATGAACCCACAAGCACATCTTGGATAGGCTCAAAGAATACAAACTTAACACCACAGGCTACAGCGAAGTAACGTATCTGGTCGATCAGGTCTTCTGCACCTTGACCATCACTAAGGTAGAACTGATAGAAGTTCTCATCCTTCGTTAGATCACCAATGGCTTTAACCACCTGATCCTCTGCGTCCTTCTCTTCGATCAAGTCCCTGCGTGTCAGATTGTCATTACACTGGTAAGACACAAGACCTAACAAGGATCGTAGCTTGGTTTCCTCCAAGTGCCATGCAGCAATAGGAACCTCACGTTGTAACATATTGTACTCAAGGAACCGCATGATCTCCGTCTTGCCTATGCCTGTGGGCGCTTTGATTACCGTGAAGTGACCTTGCATGAGGCCAAGTATCTTATCGTCTAATGCTTGGATACCTGTAGGTACATACTGATGCTCAGGCGTATCTTTGTACAACGACAAGAAATCCTGTGTACTGTTCATCACATTCTCAGGTGTAAACTTACGAGCGTTCCACCATGCACTCTTGAAGTCTGCTGCCTTACCAGCCTGTAGGAACTCGTTAGCATCTTTGTATGGTCGATGGTCAACACGATAGACTTTGTTGGGGAACAGCTTTGCTATACGGTCAGCAAGAGCATTACCAGCGTCATCATTATCAACCGACAGGATGATCTTCTCGAAACTACCTAGCCAATCCGCACAGTTCTCCCACAGCTTCTTAGAGGGCGTAGCAGAGGGTAACGACACAACAGGGTTAGTGTACCCGCTCTTGAGTATTTGTGCCACTGAGAGAGCGTCTAGTTCACCCTCAGTGATCGTAACCATCTTAGAGCTACCTGCGGTAAAGAAGTTCATACCGAAGAGTTCATCACCCTTGAATCCAGACTTAGCGTAGAAACCCTTTTCGTCTAGCTTACGAACTTTAATTCCCCCGCTGGGGTACACATACTCCTGACGATCACCATACGTTAGAACACCGAAGTCCTCCATCGTCTTGCTGTTGATGCCACGCATGTTAGTGTAGCTACCCTCACCAACGTCTTCTATACGCTTGGGGGTAAAGTTTGTTACATTCATATCATAATCCTTATTTCCACTGACGGGGTATCTGTCTTTAGCCCAATCAAACATTCGTTCTTTTGATGGGTATCCTCTGTCACAAGAGTGACACTTACCAAATCCATCGGTGTTCCAACTAAAGGCGTCAGAAGAGCCACATGACGGATACGGGCAAGGTTGTGATCCATGTTCGGACATACGGCCCTCCTTATTTAACGACAAGTTCTAGTAACTATAGTTATAACTAATGTTATATAACTACTAGAGTAAATAACTATAGTTAGTAACTTAAGTAACCCCTACACTTACTTATAGGGATATATCTTGAGATATTATTCATCACGAATTGTTACAGTACGAACTTTCTTAACTTTCGTAAAGCTGACTCCTCCCTACGAAATACCCAAGTCTGGTTGTTTCCAGTAAGTATAGCAACATCATCTTGTGTCATATCACCAAAATACCTCATTTCTATAACCTCCAGTTCCTCTCTCGTTAATTTTTCACGGGCAATCTTTATTACATAACTTGCAAGCTCTTTAGCTTCATACCTAGAGACATGCTCTCTGCTTGAAGCTCCGTATTCCTCACTGTACTGACCAGATGTTGACGACAAAATAACTTTGAGCCACTTGTGTCCAGTTTCAGACATATCACCTTTAGCTTTGTCGTTTATATCACGGGTAAGTCTACGGGTGATATTGTGCGCTGGTACTGCAACAGGTAGAATATCAATGTTTATGTAATCGTGCATACGTCTCTTAGCTTCCCTGTATAGGTGCGCTGGATGCACTTCCTCATTATCGGCTAGTATCTCGTAGCACTTTAGTACACCCTCCTGAACTATGTCATCACGATGCGAATGTGAGTTAAACCTGTTTGCCACACGCTCACACATTTCTAATATCTCAGGCCCAGTTAAGCTCATACTCTATCTCCAAGTTTTCTAACTCTCGTTGTCTCTTTCGGATCAGATACACAGCTTCCTCGACTGTGACATCCTCAGACTTATCTAGCGCCCTAATGAGCCTCCTCATCTCTTCTTTGGTCATAGCTTGTCCTTACCCTCCAATTGATTGATCCGCATCTGTGAGTATCGTATGACCTTCTCAAGGTCTGTGATCTCGCTCTGCACTTCGTCCATACCCTCGTACAGCTTGTACCCCGCACGACTAGCATACTTAATGATATTCCCACGCCAGAACTCAAAGCCATTCAGCATGATGTATGTGATAGGCTCAATTTTCCACCGTGCGTAGTGCTTAGGTTCATTCACGATGTCTGCTGTATGTTCTGCCATTACGTTCTCCTTAAATGGTTCATGCTCTGCTAACACTTTATGCCACTCACTGTTTATCATGTAGTGCCTCCCACGATACAGGAAATAGCTCAAGCATCTGATCGCTGATTTGATCTGCAACTACCCGTGTTTCTGCCTGTGTGTCAGTCTTACAGCGCAGGTTACACATATCAGCGAAGGCATCAAGGCTACCACTCCAGTACCACTCAGTCATTGTAGACTGTGGCAGTACCATACGGGCTTGCTCAGGTGCTACGCCTCCACGGATAAGATGTTTATAAGTTCTAAGTGCGGCCTCCTCACTCATCTCTGCGATCTGTTGCGGAGGACACTCGTCGTACTCATAATACTCCTCACCGTCACTACCGAAGTCTGGGCCAGAGATGTCAATCACATCTACGACACCATCAGACCCTTGTTTCTTGTCTGCGCTACGACCACGCCATTTCCTCGGTTCATAGAACTCAGGTTCATCATCGACATACCTACGGCTGATCTCATTCCAGCGCAGGAACTTATGCTTGACTAACTGCCGTGCTACAAAGATAGGAGCCTTAATGTGGAAGCTGGCAAAGCAGTGACCGAAAGGGCTAATGTGCTTATGACCGGCAAGGTAGCGGATCAGCTTATCATCCTTTGCTTTTAGTTTAGGTGGCCCCCACGCATCATCTTCCATTTCACTTGTCTTACCAAACGATACCCGTGCTGCGTTAGCCACTGTGAGGTCTGTACCCATGTGGTCAATGTATGTTACTTCAATCATTTAGCTGTATCCCTATACACTCGATTGTCTCTTGCTTGTCATTGACTATAACCGAAGCATCCCTCAGTGCAGCCTCGCACATGGTTTCATTCTCATACGTTCCCAAGTGGTAGTACCTCACGCCCACCTCTGGGACGACGACAAACCATATTAGTATCCATGCTACATTCATCAGAAAGGAACCTCATTATTTCCATTGCGGGGGTCATTGAAGTAACCCTTCGCCAGATACGTCAGACGTGGATCAAGCAGTTCCTCTAGCTCACGGATGATTGACTTGGGACGGATACCCATCTCTTCTAAGTGTTGCTCAAGTGTCATGTTAAACATTCTCATTTCCCTTCGGGTGCTGTGTAAAAAACGTGTGTGCCAATGCGACCGTCTCGGTGGTAACTTTTGGCCCAATATGGTGACACATAGGTAGTATGATAGTGGGTAGAAGTCAAGCCTATGCGGTCACCTTTTAGCACTGACTTAGCTATAGTCTCAGCTATATCAATGGCTTGTCTATCGAAGACGTTGCCAGTGTACTTACGGTAGTCATCAGATTTTCCATCGTGGGTGAACGAGAACTGCTTGTGTTGGAAGACAACGGCACAGATTTCGTCGGGCCAACGGGGTGATTCTACCCTAGTCATTACGACCTCAGCAACGGCCCTCTGTCCTTCCAGAGGTTCACTACGGCTCTCAAAGAAGACCGCTGCTGCTAAACACATCAGGGGTGTCATACGATCTCGTTACCCATGCCAAAGATGTGACGACCACCAGCCTTGAGGGCCAGCACACGGTCAAGGCTAAAGCTCTTGTACTTGGGCTTCTCACCATCCTTACCCACGAACATGGGGATCAGGTTGTGCTTCTTGAGTACGTCAGCGGCCTTACGACCACGTTCACCACCCACAAGGTATTTCTTGACGTTCAAGCGACCATTGTATGTACGCTCCTCGTTATCTTTAGTTAGGAACTTAACAGTTATGAACTCGTTAGCGTTATCTGCCAGTACCATGCTTACCATGCGTGTATCTAGTGTCATGTCATTACTCCGATTTAGTGTTGATTACATATATGGGCGAATCAGTTAGTGATCTTAGTGTACTTGCATGTTTATCAGCTTGTGCCTTGGACATCAAGGGTAACTTTAGCTGCATCAAGATGCCATTTACTTCTGTTGATATTGCGAAATGTGTCATGCTACTCATCCTCATCCCAGTACCAAGCGTTTGCATCATCAGGCAGTACCCTATCTTTGTAGTGGTTAGGATTACCTGTCTCATTTACAGTTGGACGGAAGTTAAACATATTCCTAATGGTAGCTGTTGCATCCTCTAGTGCCTTAAGATGGGATATACGCACGTCAAAGCTATCTCTGATCTCTTCTACAGTGTCATCAATCCTATTGTAAAGGTGCAAGAGCTTCTCTAGTTCTTGACGGGTAATTTCTGTTTTGATCTGTCTGTCCATTTGTCTTCTCCTTGTTTACACTTACGGTTCTAATTGATTCGCTCAGGTGTGTCAACCTTAAGTGGTGATCCTGACCACGATTTAATCGACATCCAGTCGAATGTAAAGTTAGCTCCAACGTAATCCCATACGGCCCAATACTCTGCGGTCTCTCTGGAGGTTTCATCCCACACCCATAAGCATAGGATATTCTCAATCTTGAACGATGCTATCTCACCACAGTGGTACATCATCTCAACGTCAGCATCGACAAGGATGTGTGTGTAACGATCAAACTTAGCTTCTTCTGCATCTTGGAACAGTCCGTTTACTTTTGCCATTAATGTATCACCCTATCAATATGTTTCCACTCTACCTTCATGTATCTATCACAGTCATTGTAGTAATCAAGTGCAAATTCTTTGTCATACCAGTATTCAGTCTCTACCTTAGCTACGCCAGCGTACTTAACATTAGTTTGATATTTATATTCCATTTGTCTTCTCCTTATTTCCACTGCGGGGGTAAACTAGAATCACCGTACATAATTCCCTCGGTGGGGTCAACAGAATTATTTCCACTGGAGGGGTCATTTTCCACTGGAGGGGGTACGGTCATTTTCCATCGGTGGGGGTACGGTATACGATGGTATGCGATGGTATGCGATGGTATGCGATGGTATGCGATGGTATGCGATGGTATGCGATGGTATGCGATGGTATGCGATGGTATGCAACCAACGTGTGCAATGGGATGCAATGGTATACAATGGCATACCCAACCTGTAACAATTTGTGATTTGACTCTCGCGGAAAAATAATGTGCGACAAAAATGCAACTGATTCGCACCTGCCGTCTCTTCCGTGTTTTGCGACTGCGATTTTGAAAATCTGGCCCTAGTTGGTATAGTTTGGGGGGCGTCAATCCCCCTTGTGACGCTTTGGAATTTTTACCAGTTGAGCGGGAAGTCGTTTCCATCTGGATCAACGGCAAAACCATCTGACCCTATGTCATCCGGAAATTGAGCTTTCATTTTTGCGAGTAACTCGCGGCGATTGATTGCCTCAACAAAACCAGATTCCATTCCGTATTCGGATTCAAAGAAGTATTCATATTCCATTTTGCCGTCCTTTATATCAGCGTTTCAGTGAGTCCTTTATGGGCTGATTCGCTATACACCACAAGCAAAATGTTTTGCATAGCTACCATGCGCCTAGTGCATAGCTCTTTCAATAGGCATCCCCCATTTTATACAGCGATTCGGTAATGGAGTCAATAGTGCCTGAAACTCAATATAAGCCCGTTTTAAGCACGTTTTGACTCTCTGGTACTACGACCCAAAAAAGTGATTCCCTGCGCTCTACGCGAGTCAACCCCCTTGTTATGCTATTTGTGCATACCCGATATGCAATCTTAGCATGGCTGGGGGTATTGCGAATCGGTCTGGCATAGGCTATTTATAGTGTATCGAAACGCTGATCTTGAAAGGATAGCAAAATGGCATACGCTTACACAGTGAAATTTCCAAATGATGGAATCATCGGAGTTTATTCAACAATGCGCAAAGCTGAATGTGCAATTCAAGATTGGATAAAAGAGCACAATTACGATTTTGTTGTCGATACAATCACCAAAGAGAAGGAATACCAAACCATCTGGTTCGATGGGGGCTTTTATGCGGAAATTGACCGCTTCTGGATTCTTTAAACACTAAGGTTTGGGGGTTGACTTAACCCCCGAATCGCCCTAAGTTAAATTCATGGAAACGCTGATCTTGAAAGGATAGCACAATGAAAAATCGTGTAGAATACGCCAGAGACAATCACCATGTTGCGATTGTAAACAATGACATTTTTGACAAGGTGACTCCCTTCTACGTTTATTACAACAACAAGATCGCAAGTAAATTTGCAAGTAAACATGCAGCGAGGGAATATGTCAAAATTTTGTTGCGTGAGGGATAAAAGATTGAAACGGGGGTTGACCTAACCCCCGAATCACCCCATAAAGATTGCACAAGTTAACACCGATAAAAGGAACCGATACAATGACACAATTAGATCAAAACATTATCAAAGGCTTAGACGACGAGGCGATTGCGCGAGTCTATCATCGCAAACGCAACCCCGCCCCCACGACTCCAACACTCATGGAAAGACTCGCCCTTGTGCTGGTCAAACTGGTCGCAATCCTCTATTTCGGTTTTTTCTGTTTCTGCGTGGGCTACTTCACCACGATATACAGCGATGGAATCTTGTTTGAGATAAACGGCCTTGTGTCTTACTGGATTGATTTTGGGGGGGCTCAATAATGGAAAACAATGACATGACATTAAGAGAGTTAACACAAGCACTGGCTAAAGGTAAAAATGTCAGGTGGGCTAGTGATGGCTACAAAGTGTACTGGAATAATGATACAATACACGCAGTCTATGAGAGCAATGGTTTTACTTGTGCTTTACACACAGATGAGATACAAGAGTGTTACATAAAGGAGGAGTCAGCACAATGAATCGCTCATATATCATTTACGATGGGCCAAGCCTGATCGACGGCTCACCTATTGTTGCAATCGCACAAGTAAAGTCTGGCAATCGTAAAACAGGCGACATGGTGCAAACGTGGATTCTTAGGTCAGATATTGACCCTATCACGGCGAGTCGTACTGGTGCGGATACCGCTATATGTGGCGATTGCCCCCACAAGGGAACGCCCAGCGACAAGGAAACAGGCTGGGCGCAAGATCGCACATGCTACGTTAACTTATTGTTTGCACCTAACGGCGTCTATAAAGCCTACAAGCGCGGCGCATACGATACCGCACAAGGTCACGGCGCTATTGCTGCAATAGGCTTAGGCCGTGGCGTTAGGCTTGGATCATATGGCGACCCCGCCGCCGTTCCTTCCTATATATGGGATTCACTAATTCACGCCGCCGATTATGTTACCGCATATACCCATAACCCTATCAACCCCATGCCGCATAAGATTATGACAAGCGCAGACAATGCAGCACAAGCGCAAGAAGCATGGTCACGCAATGAACGCACATTCAGAGTCGTTAGTGACCTTGCGCAGATCATTAAGGGCAAGGAAGTTTTATGCCCTGCTAGTGATGAGGCGGGCAATCGTGCCACTTGTGCTGCATGTAAGTTATGCGGCGGCAATAGCGTTAAAGCAAAGAGCGTGGCAATCGTGGCGCATGGCGCAAGTAAACGTAAAGCAAAGGAATTAGTACAATGAGGAAAGTAATTCAGCACAAGACCAATAAACACGATAGACTCGAGTTTGAATATCGCAATCTAGTGTTCCGCAAGGATTCTGACAAGTGGCATTGCTTCTATGTCTACGATTGCCCAAACGCTTGCCGCATACACGCAGAGGAATTGAGGATCGACAAGCCACACCTAGACTTTATGCCTGTATCTTGGCGCTTGGATGTCCACACCTATAGCGTTCTTCCAGACTTTAATGAGCCAGACGACGAGTAGATTCTAATACATTAGCGCCCTATTCTTGACACAATTAAGACACAATTAGGCTGGCCTTAGTGCTGGCTTTTTTGTCGTTATGCCAATCGTTTATCAAGTGTTACAATATAACATAACATTTGAATCGCCCTAGTTTCAGACTGGCGAATCACATGCGGGGAGTGGGCGAATCGCCTATCCTCTGTCAAGTTTTTATTTTGTTTACTCACGTTTTATTACAGTTTTGCACGTTTTTGTAACATTTGTCACATTTTTGTTGGGGCCCCTTGACATTACGGGCGAATCACTTTCGGCGGCCCGTTAACACCACATGAATCCAAAACCAAAAATTACTTTTGCCCTACCCACCACGTTCAAACGGGCGTTATATCTGGAGTACCCACCAAGGTATATATCGGCGGAAATCCGCTTACGTCATCACGAACTGTTACAGAACTGTAATATTACTCACGAAAACACGACAAAAAACAGAAAATACTTTCGTTGTAAAACAGTCGATTGTAAAATAGTTGACAAAAAGTAAAAATAAAGTGAATAATATTCTGAAATATATCCCTATAGTAATATGAGAGAGAGAGTAACTTAAGTTTTAACGTAAATTATTACCACTACGATATATACTACTAGACTATATAACGTAAGTCATAACTATAGTTACTCCCCTCAAGAATCACTCCTACAAGTTAAACCAAGAAGTATGTTCTCACAGATATAACTTAAGTTACAAAGTTCTTGCCGATTAACTGTAGGTAGTGATATCGACTACCCACTTAAGTTACCCCTAATCTTGTCGTTAATAGCCCGTAGGGCGGAGACTATCGTTATGATCGCAGCATTACCCTACAGTAAGTTAGTAGAGAAGCACATCTTGGACTGTATCCAAGGTGGCATAGGTATTCGTCAAATGATTGCCTCAATGCAGCACCTACAGGATGCACCAAAGTCTTTATCTACTATGTACAAAATCTATGGGTCGTTCATTGAGATGGAACGAGCGAAGATCAATGGTGCTGTCGGTAAGAGGGTCATAGACCAAGCCTTAGATGGTGACTTTAAATCACAAGAGTTGTTCCTACGATCTAAGGGTGGCTGGAGTCCAACACATACTGTAAATGAAGTTGAACAAGAGACTGACCCTGACCTAGACGAAAGTGCTGTTGACACACTTATGTCGTTACTTGGATACAACGAAAATGCCCCCGAAGAAGAAACAACCTGTACCTGTGAGGAAGATAACTGCCGATGCTCTTAGAGGATTACCTCAGAGTAAAGTTAAGGACATCTTCGAGCAACTAGGGCCACAGAAGACCGAAGAACTCAAGCATGACTGGATGTTCTGGGCTAGAGATAACCAACTGGAGCCTATCAATGACGATTGGAACACTTGGTTCATTAACGCTGGTCGTGGATTTGGTAAAACTAGGTCAGGCGTTGAGTGGGTTAGAGATAATGTTAAGCGTGGTGTTAAGCGTATAGCTGCTGTAGCTTCCACTAACTCAGATATTGAACGAGTTATGGTCAAGGGTGAATCTGGTTTCCTATCGGTATGCTGGAAGGGTGACAGAACCTACGCAGGTAAGAAGATGGGGTTTCCTGAGTGGTCTCCAACTAAACGTACACTAACATGGGAGAATGGAGCGCAAGTACAGTTCTTCTCCGCTGAGGAACCTGAGCGTCTCCGTGGCCCACAGTTTGAGTTAGCATGGTGTGATGAGACTGCTGCTTGGAACAAGGACATGGACACTTGGCAGATGCTACAGTTTTGTATGCGTCTGGGTAAACACCCAAGGATCATGGTTACGACCACCCCTAAGCCAACCAAACTTATTCGTCAGATACTCAAAGACCCTAAGACTGTAGTTACCACTGGTAGTACCTTTGATAACTCAGCTAACCTAGCTAACACATACCTCACTGCTGTTAAAGAGCAGTACGAAGGGACTAGACTAGGTAGACAAGAGCTTTACGCAGAAGTCCTAGAAGAAGCTCAAGGAGCCTTGTGGACTACAGCTATGCTAGATGACGCCTCAGTTAAGCATGAGGTAGTCCCAGACCTTTCCCGTATTGTCGTTGCACTTGATCCCGCTGTTACCTCTAACGCTGAGAGTGACATGACGGGTATTGTTGTCGCAGGTATTGACATTAACGGTATTGCTTATGTCCTCGGAGATTATACTGATAGGCTATCACCACAGGGTTGGGCATCTAAAGCTATTCAACTATATCACCAATACCAAGCTGACCGTATTGTAGCGGAGGTTAACCAAGGTGGTGATATGGTTAAACAGACGATCCACGGAGAAGACCCTACAGTACCCTATAAGGCTGTTAGAGCATCTCGTGGTAAGTTCGCTAGGGCTGAACCTGTATCAGCATTATATGAACGTGGGTTGGTAAAGCATGTCGCTAATCCCCCCGATGGCTCTTCCTTAAACGAACTAGAGACACAAATGAGAACATGGGAACCACTAGGGTCGATTGGCTCCCCAGATAGACTTGATGCTCTTGTATGGGCAATTACAGACCTCTCACTTAACGGATATGCGAAACCCAAACTGACCCTCGCTTACTCAAGTGCCAAGGGACTTTCACAGAAATAATAATGGAACCTACCTCATGGTTAAGAAGCTCTCAGAAGCCAAAGCTAAATCCACCCTTGGTGTAGCTGGCGATAACACACATAACGGTCAAATCCGTGCTGATGAGTTTCTCCCTGAACTGCGTGGCAAGAAAGCCATTCGCAAGTACCGTGAGATGCGTGACAACGATAGTACCGTTGGTGCTGTTATGTATTCTGTTGAGCAAATCCTTCGTGATGTTGACCTGCACGTTAAACCTGTTGACGAGAGTGATGCAGCTAAAGCGGAAGCTGACTTCGTTAAGAGTGTTCTTGATGACATGGATCATACACTAGATGACCACATTGCAGAAGCCTTGTCGTTTCTGTCGTATGGCTTCGGTTGGTTCGAGGTTATCTACAAGCGGCGTGTTGGCCCAACTGAGCGTTCTGATAAGAAACACTCTAAATACACAGATGGACGTATTGGTGTGCGTAAGATTGCAGCCCGTGCGCCTTGGACTATAAATAAGTTTGACGTAGATCAAAAGACTGGTGATGTTCTAGGTATTGAGCAGTCAGTCGGGCTTATGGCAAGCAGAAACTATATCCCACTTAATAAGTCATTGTATTACCGCACTACCTCAATAAATGGTGATCCAAGTGGCCGTAGTATTCTTCGTAACGCTTATACTTCTTACGAGTACCTTAACAACTTACAGGCTATTGAGGCCATTGCGGTTGAACGAGAGTTGGCGGGTATTCCTGTCGCTCGTATTCCCGCTGAGTATCTTTCTGGGGACGCTTCTTCTGCTCAATCAGGATTTGTACACAACTTGCAGCAAATCTTACGAGACGTTAAGTTCAACGAGCAAGGTTACATTATACTGCCATCCGACACCTACCCCGATAAAGATGGAGCACCTTCCTCCACTAGATTAGTTGACATTGAGCTTATGGCATCCAATGGTAAACGCAACATTGACATCAATCCAATCGTTAGTCGTTACCAGCATGACATTGCTCGTTCTGTACTTTCTGAGTTTCTTCTGCTTGGTTCCTCTGGGGGTTCTTATGCTCTCTCCAAGTCGAAGACAGACCTGTTCCTCCGTGCGCTTGAGAGTTACATCCAAGCAATCGTTGACGTTCTCAACAAACAGTTGGTCGAGCGTCTTTGGCAGTTGAACGGTCTGAATTATGATCTGATGCCAACTATTACTGCTGGTGATGTCGCTCCACATGATCTCCGTGAGGTTGCAGCCTTCCTCCGTAACTTGAATGGCGCTAACATTGATGTATCCTCTCACCCAGAGGTTGTTAAAGACCTTA